TTAGCGACCTCTGATAAAGATATTGGTCGTCAGTCGGCCAATCCGCGGATCATCGCTGAGCACCATATCCGGTGGAATAATGCCGGAGTGCAGCAGACAGCCTTCATAAATGACCAGCCGGTCTGGTTTTGCGTCAACCTGGCCGATCTGCTCGAACCACGGGTCGGAACCGTTTATATAGCCGGTGGCCTGCGGATTATCGACCTGCGCGGCGGCGACATACTGGTCGAAATTATCTGCCGTCACCCGCTCGATGCCGGTTGAACGCTGGCGGAAAAAGGCGGTGCCGGTGCCTGGCGTGTCGCTGAGATAGTGCAGGATAGCCAGGTATTTCGCCTCGACCGTATCGATATGTGGCGCGCGCTGGCGTGGCCCCAGGGTTTCCGGTGGCCGTGTTATCATGGAAAAACTGCCCTCGATCCAGTCAAACCGGTCAATATCGAACGCGCCGCCGATATAGGGTGAGGCGTCGATCAGGAGCCTGTGCATATAGTCATGCGCGGTGGTATCCTGCGGCGTGACGATGCGGCGGACGCCGGGGTAATAGACGGTATGGGGCGGGAAAGGGGCGAGGTCCGACGCCAGAGCGCGGATATGGTCACAGGCGCCGGTAAAATCGTCCACAACCACCACGCGGCTTTCGCTGTTACCCAGGATCAGCAACTCAGGTTTCATCATGATTTCGTCCCCATAGCCTGAATATCGCACTCATTTTTCCTGGAACACAACAATTTTCTTCATAAAATCAATATTCTGAGACTGCCTCCATGTACTGTTCAAGGGACGGGGCGCCGTCAGGACATATAATTCCGGGTAAGAGCGGAAAGGTTGGATCGAAGCTTTGAAACCGCTTGCTTAAAAACTTTGGAAAAAGCGAATTTAACACTTGTCATGCCGGAATAATTGGCTATGTTCCGCGCCTCACCGCCGGGGTCACCAAGCCCGGCTGGTTCCGAAGAATTGGTTCGGGTGTGTAGCTCAGTTGGTAGAGCAGCTGACTCTTAATCAGCGGGTCCACGGTTCGAGTCCGTGCCCACCCACCAATTTTCTCCCTTTAAAATCATGTATTTATTGGGCCTTGGAAGTCGCCGCGGCTGAAACTGCTGATCCCTTTACAGCGACTTTACAGTTCCCTTTACAGTTTTTGTTCCCGCCTGGTTCCGCGCTTAGCGGCCTTCCGCTTCGCCCGAAGGTCGCGCACGTTATCGACGCTGTCCTGGGCAGCGTCAGCCAGATCCCGGTTCATTGCCTGCCGGCGGTATTTGACGGCGGCGGCCGGGGTGGACTGTGCGAGCTGCGCCTGTATCTGGGCGTCCGAGTTGCCGCTACGGGCCAATTCCACGCCACGCGCATGGCGCAGGCCGTGAATATCGAGCGGGCAGTAGACGTTACCGTCCTCGTCAACGGCGGCGCGAACCTTCCCGGCTTTGGCCAGACGGGCCATGTGCCGATCGATGGCCTGATTAAGCTGGCGCTCCTTCCATGGGTTGCCATCGGCGTTATAGGCAATGGTCAGGGCCTTGTTCGGCGTCCGGTCCATGATGGCGGTCAGCTTCGCGTCCTCGCGCATGTCAGCCTGAACCTTGCGCTTTTCCGTCAGCCAATAGAGGCGGTTCACCAGATAGCCGTCGCTATCATAGTCTTTGATCCGGGCATGGAGCGGCACCTTGCAAATGGACTTGCGCCGGAATCCGGCATAGCGGCCGAGGGCGACGGCGCGGGCCAGGCCCGGGCGACCACGCGCGATCGCATCCTCTATGCAGATTTCAACCTCGGCATCCGTCCATATCAGGTGGGCTTCGCCCATCTCTGACGGTCGCTTCACGTTTTCGATGCCTTTGAACGGATCGCCCTTTATGCGGGTGTCGTCATCGTCAAGGATTATGGACTTGAGGGCATTTTTCAGCACCTGAAGACGCAAATTGGCGGCGCGATACCCCCTCTGTGCCCAGAGGTTCCGCAGCTCCAAAACCCATGCGCGGGTCACGTCTTTCAGCAGCTGGTCGCCAATGTCTGCCTGAAACTCGTCGATATATTCCTGATAGTCCTCTTGGGTGACCCTGGCATTGTTCAGGAATTCGGGGGACCGGTTATATTCCTTCAGTACAGCGCCTACCGTGCCGGCGCGCGGCTTGGCGGCCGCCGTCGTGGCGGCGGTCAGCCTTTTCAGGATGGCTTCCACCTCGTCCTTGAGTTCCTGAGTGCCATCGGCAGACGCCAGAGGGCCTTCGCGGTACTCGCCCTTGCGGAAATAGAGGTGGGTCTGGTCGCCCCATTTCGCCCGCTGGACGTATTTGACCTTTATCGGCGGCTCATTTTCCGACACGTTTTGTCCTTTTCGATACGGGCGCGCACCCTGTCCAGTGAGGACATTGTGGCGGTCGCGCTCAATTCTTCGACGGGAGGGGCGCTTTTTGCCGGCACATCGTTAACGATGGCGGCGGATTTCGGCAAGCGGTGATCGACGCCGGCCGCCCAAGCGTCAAGGTCCATACGATGGTAGCGCAGAACATTGGCGCCCAGGTCGAGCGGCTGAACCGGGCAGATTTTCTTAAAGGTGCGCTCGTCCATGTTATCCAGATATGCCAAAGCCGTCTCCATACGCATAAGGAGAGGCCAGGCATTTGGAGTGGCATGGACGGGCGCGGTCATTCGGCGGCGGCCTCGACCTGGCTGAAGGCGATGCGGCCGGCGGCGATCTCGACATAGGCGGGGTTCATGTCGATGCCGATAAAATCCACGCCTTCGAGAGCGGCGGCCTTGCCGGTGCTGCCTGATCCCATGAATGGGTCAAGCACGATCTGACCCGGCGAAGCGACCAGGCGGATCAGGTAACGCATCAGCTCGACCGGTTTAACGGTCGGGTGGTCGTTTTTCAGGGCCGTGGCCCTGCCGGCGCTGATCGAGGATGGCTTTCCAGATGCGCCATTGCCGGTCTGATGCCAGAATACCGGCTTTTCCGGGCCTGTCAGACCTTCATCCCGTTCGCGTTTGCTGGCCTTGGCGCAATAGAAGAAGCGGGCGGCTGAACCTGTATCGTTTCTAACGATCTTTTGCCCGCCTGACGTAATGCCAGGGCTAAACACATTGCCATCTGTCCCCACTTTTTCACGCGCAGATCCGCCAGCGGCCGGGCGGTTTGCAGGGAACTGTGCCACGATTTCATCACTGCCATCGTGGATAATGTTGGCTGGCCAGCGAGCTTCGGCATCATAGTTAGTGTCAGCGTTGAAGCCGTGGCCAAACACAGCATTGTTTGCTCGACCGCGCCCGGAGTGTTTATTTTTTCCTGTAGTTTCAGCCTTATCGGCTTCACTTGCAAAGCCGACCCTGCAGGCGTCGATATTTAAGGCGCCAGTGCCATGAGATCGCACGTTGCTTGCTACGCTTCCGATCAGAGGCTTGCGCGCAACCACAATGGGTTCATGGGCGGGTTTGAGCGCAGTGCCCTTGCCGGTGTGTTCGGCCCCGGTAACGGACGGCGGGCAAATGTGATCATTGGGCCGGCGGATATGGAGATCAGGCAGGTTGGTGCGGAAATGTCGGCCGGGAAGGGTGCAGACCTCGCAATCGATCGCGCGTTCGATATTGAGGTTTTTGGGAAAGCCGTTGCCGTAAATCCAGTCGATTTGGTCACGGATTTCAAAGCCTGCCAGACGTATGGCGAGCACAACCATATCATAGGTGCGGGTGCCGCCGAAGCAAAGCAAATGGCCGCCTGGCTTAAGGACGCGGAAGGCTTCCCGCCAGATAGCCGGGCCGGGCACGAAGCTATCCCATTCCTTGCCCATGAAGCCGGTGGTGGCATGAGTATAGTCGTCACCTGCCATCCAGTGACGGAGCACTTCGAGCATATCGGGTTCTTCCGACAGGCCGTAGGGCGCGTCCGTGACGATGGCGTCAACCGAGGCATCCGGCAGGGTAGCCATGACGTTGCGGCATTCACCGGTGAGCAAGGTGGCATTGCCGATTTTGAGAGGCGTGGCGGTCATGCGGCACCGCCTGACATTTTGAAGTCATCGCGCGGCGTGATGGTGGGGTCCCAGTCCACGTCACAGGTGAAGACGGCGCCACAGTCGCAGTCGAACTCGAAGGTATTGTTTGGACCCATGTCCGTTAGGTGGTCCGGATATTCGCCTATGTAGAAGGCTAGGTTGCAGGCTGGGCAGTTGAAATCACTCATGCGGCACCTGCAATCTGACGCTTCGCGCAACGAGGGTTCAGCCAGACAACCTCAGTTCGGACGGCGGAGCCTCTGCCGGCAGATGCGGCGGTCCGCTTTTCATGTTGCGTCCAGCCTGAAAGCAGATCGGAATAAAGGTCGGACTGATAGCCCGACAATACCACCATGCCTTTGATCATCTTCAATTGTTCAATGAGGGCAATATGGTCCTGCTCACTCATTTCGTGGCGATAACAGGCGGAGTCGCCAACCTTTCGGGTTGAAAGCAGATAGGGCGGATCGACAAAAAACAGGGTGTCGTCGCGGTCATGATCACGAATGACACGTTCTGCAGGGCGGTTTTCGATCAGGACGCCGGCAAGTCGCCGGCCGACCGCACCTAACGTCTCCGGATAACGCGCCCACACCGCCTGTGTGGTGCCGTAGGGGCGGGCGGTATCGATGCGAAAGCCTACAGCCTGGCCAGAAGTGGCGGCGCTGCCAAAGCCCATATGTGAGCGGATGCAAAGGCGGCGGGCGCGTTCGACATCATCGGCGGCCGGAACGTATGCCTCCTTGAATTCTTCACGGGCGTAGGGCGTCAGGGTGAGGGCTTCGACCAGCTTTTCAAGCTGTGTCGGGTCACGCAATACACGGAAGAACGCGACGACTTCGCCGTCAAGATCGTTATAGACTTCGGCATATGCCGGCGCTTTCCTCAGCAGGACGCCGGCCGCACCGCCGAAGGGTTCGACATAGGTGCGATGGGCAGGGAAAAATTGCATGATCCATGGCGCAAGGCGGAATTTCGCGCCGTGGTAGTGGAGGGCGGTGTTTTTGATAGGCGCGCTCATCCTAACACCCCGGCGAAATAGTAGAGGACGGCGTTGATGGCTCCAGCGATCAGAGCAATCCAAAAAATTCGTGGCCTGCCGGTTTTTCCGGCTTCATGTGCCGTAGAGAGGATATTGATCACGAGAAGCGCGACCAGAGTGTAAGAGGCCCAATTCATCCGGCTTTCTTTCGTTTTTTGAGGGTTTCGTGGGCTTCGGCCAGGTCGGGGAACGACAGGCCGTCGAGGACGGTGGCCATCCGGACAGGCTGGTTGCTATCCGGATGGCGGGCGTAAAAGACGGTCCCTAAGTGCTCGTCCCTGACGATCAGGGCGGCGGCGGACGATCTTTCGAGGCGCTTGATGATCCAGAGGATGGCTTCTTCAGCGGTCAGGCTGTCGAAATCGTGCCAGAGCGCCGGGTCGGTGCTTTCCACATCGGCGCAGCCTGGCGCCCAATAGGTCAGGTGGATGCGGACGGACATGACGGCGGCCTAAAAATTCACATCGTCTAAGTCGCCGCCGGCGTAGTATTCGACCTTCGCCGGTTCGGGGGCGGCGAGCGTGGCGCGTAAGGTATCCGGCAACTGGTAGGTATGTTGCGGCTGGCGTTTGAAAGCCACGTCTGCGCTACAGGGTGTCAGGCGATAGATCGATGCGCCGCCCACATGAACCGGCGGCAACAAGGCGTCCTGCCAGATCGGCTCAATCTGGAGCATTTTCGAGCCGAAACGCTCGACCTCGCAAATGCGCCCGACCAAGGTGGAATGGCCGAACATTTCGAGGATGGCGTAGTCGCCGGCGGGTGTTGTCTTGGCTTCACGGGCCGCTTTTTCCTCCGCCAGACGATCAAGGGCGACATCGACCGCCAGTTCGCACTCTGCATTCACGTTCCAATAAAGCTGTGTGCCGCTTTGATCGGAACAATCGATTTCGAAGAGCAGTTCACTACCTTCGATAACCGATTTGAAAATGACATCGAGGTCTTTTGGAGGGGTGGCATTATCCGACCAACCTTCTGCATTCGCGCACCTGTAGCCGCGCCCGGTCAACAGCTTAATGGCTTCCTCGATAGCAGTGGTTTTTCCGCTGGCTACAGGGCCGTAAAAGGTGACTGTGATCATCTGTATTTTTCCTTCTTTTTTGAGGTGGTGTGGAAACATCTGCATTCGTGGCAGAGGTAGACGCGGATGCGTTTGGGGTTGGTGGCGTTGGCCTGTCGGGCAGCGCCGGCCGACCGGAACGGGCGTTTGCCGGTCGAGCAGGGGGTGCGGGTTCATGACGGGTGCCCCGTGATCATCCGCCAGGCGCAAAAGAGCGCCGTGGCCATGCCGGTGGCGGAACCGGTCAGCATGAACAGGGTGAGGAAGCCCCACGGACAAAGCGGGCGGCGCTGATATTTCCGGGGCATTACAGACGCTCCCCGATCGAGGCGGCGTACAGCTCCAGCAGCTCGCGTTCTTCCTCGCGTTTGGCCGGGTCTTTTTGCAGCTCAGACAGCAGCTTGCGGATGATCTTGACGTCGAAACCTTCGCCCTTCGCCTCGTCCAGCACTTCCTTGAGGTCGCCGCGCAGGCCGGAAATATCCTCCATGACGCGCTGGCAGCGTTCGACGATGGTGCGCAGGCGGCCTTGCGCGGCCGCCGTGATGGTGTCGGCATCATCACCGGCGGCGGCGATTTCTTCCGTTGTCATCTTGCCGGTGGCGATCTGCACCGCGTTCTTGGCGGCGCAATCCGGACAGCGGTGCATCATTACGCCCAGGGTGGACGAATATTGCTCATACCAGCCGGGAGGCTGGTGCTGCGCGTTGCCCTGGACTTCAATATCGCAGCCGGAACAGGTATAGACCGTGCCATCATTCGGCAGAACCGGGGCTTCGGCTTTTGGAGCCGCCTGCGTTTCGGCTTCACCTTCCCAAGGCGGCGTGTCAGCCGTCTGCGCGGTCAGTTCGCGCACCTCGGCACAGATTTCAGCGACCGTGGCGGCCGGGCCAATGATTTCACGCTTTCCGGCATGGTTGGCGGCACTGACTATGCCATCCGCCTCCATACGCTCGATCAGGGCGGTGGCCGCGTTATAGCCAATCTGGAGACTGCGCTGGATAAAGCTGGTCGAGGCCTTGCCTTCGGTCAGGACAAGGTGTTTGGCCCTGGGGTAAAGATCGTCGATGGTGCTCATTTACGCACCCGCCGGATCGAACGCCATGCGACGCCGCTTGCCCAAATTGCTGCATTGCCAAGTGCGTAGCCGATTAGCCAGCCAAGGATGAAGAGGCCGATGTCCTTCATTCCGCACCGCCTTCGGCATCGACCACCTGCAAACAGGCATGGCCGACAATGAGCAGGAACACTTCCGGCCCGCGTTCTGCGGGCAAATGCGGATATTTCTCTCGTATGAAGGCGGTAAAACGTTTGCCATCCAGGGTCCGGACAACCTCATGGTTGGCCTTCAGGTCGAAGGTCAGGCTGGCGTAGGAATTGTAACGCAGTCCTCTGGCAAAAGCCTCGATACGGTGGCTGTTCTTGATGTCAGGAAGGAAACGCCGCGAGGACTGTTTGAGACGCTCGACGGCATGGGGGTAAATACGGACGCGCATCATGCGGCACACTTAATGAAGGCCGCGAGCAGGACGCCGCCAATGCCGATCCCGAACAAAGCCGCGCCGGAAACGAGCAGCACGATATCAACCCAGCCAAGAACAAACTGCGTTTCCCGGCGCGGTAGCCAGAGATTGTGTTCCTCAGAACGCGTAACAGGTTCGGGCTTCGGGGCGGGCTTCGGCAGATGCGGCCAGACGGCTTTCAGTTGTGCGTTCGACAGGGTACGCAGGGCGTAAAGCGAGATTTCGCGTTCTTCGATTTCGCCAGTGGCATAGCCGCGCGACACAGTAGTGATTTGCGCCTGGTCGCGGGCCAGTCGTTGCGGATTTTCGGCATAAAGTTTCAGATTATTCTTGTAGTTTTGCATTCTCAGGCTCCTTTTTTGGCTTTGGAAACGGCATCCGGATTGCGGAAAACCCAGCAGTGGACGTATTTTTCGTTGACGGAATTGACCGACTTGGCCTCGACGAAAGGCCGCGATTTCGAGGCTTTCAGGTGCTTTTTCAGGTCGGTGATGGCGGGGCAGCTCACCTGTGCGCGTCTGCACTTGCTCTCGAAATCCAAGAGGTTGACGGCGATGAACTCGTCCGGGTTGCGGGAATGGTTGACCCCATCCACGCCTTCCTTGATGACCATCAGGTCATAGGCGTCCCAGAAGTCGGCAACGATCGGGTGGTCGGTTTCCAGCGACCGGTCCTTGGCCTGCGCCATGGTGTCGATGAACTCATGGACCTGCGCGACGGTTTCTGCGACCAGGCCGGGCATGATCGCGGCCAGGGCATCAAGGCCGGCATGAAGCTCGGCATGGGTCAGGCGGATACGGCCGTTGCGCACCTTCGCCTTCTTGGCCAGCCGCTCTTCGTAAGTCCGCAGGTTTTCGCGGAACACCTTGAGATAGTCGGCCTCGCGGCGGATCAGGTGAATGATGGTGCCGCTGATTTCCTCGATCGGCCAATTCTCGATCCGGGTGGCCGCCGTCTTGGTGGCTTCTGACCAGCCGTCCTTCGTATAGTTGAGCGGCATAAGCCGTTCCATGACGGCGGGGGAGGCGTTGACCGGGTAGTTCTGTTCGATGATCAGCGCGCCCCGGAAGGGCGGTTCGTAGGTTTCGTTGCCGGCGGATTTAATGCCGCGCGCCCGGCCGATCTTGCCGTTGAACAGCGGCTTGATTTCATCCCAGTCCATTTTCTTGGCATGGGGTGCATCCTCGCCACGGTCGCCTTCCATGAAGACGACGGGCAGGTTCCCGACGCGGGAGAGGTTGCGGGTATAGGCGGCCAGGGTGGATTTGGCCGGGTCAAAACCTTCGTAATTTTCGCGCCCGCAAAGTTTCCACAAAAACTCGATAATGGTGGACTTGCCGGTGCCGGGTATGCCGGTCATTTCCAGAAAGCCCATAGATTTGAAATCGCCCCGGATTTGTTCGGCAAAAAACGCCATGACCCAGAAAGTCAGGGTGACGATGCCGTTTTCGCGGAAAGCCACCCACAGAGGGGAAAGCCAGGACGTGTCGAAACGGTCGCTGTCATAGGCGATGTCAAAGGCGCGTTCGCGGGTGCGCAATTTCAGGGCCGTGCGACCCAGGTCGAAATAGTCTTCGTCGTTGATCTTGATGACCTTGCCGTTCGTGACGGCGATTTCATCCAGCACCCATGCCTTGTGTTCGCGGCTGTAGCCGGCGAAATCGAGCGCCTGGACGATGCGCAGGTCAGCGCCCTGCCGCGCGAAAATTCGGTCAAGCTGGCGGGTCGAGCCGATCCACGCGCCGGTGGGGGTGACGCTGGCCAGGCGCTTTTTGAACTCCGATGCCGACGTGATCTGGCCGCCCGTGAAGGTGGCCTTGAATGGCGCGGAATATGACGGGAAGTCGATGCGCATAAAGTGATACGCTTCGTCCACGCTCTCGTCCCGTTGCCAGTACAGAGAGCGGAAGGCGCAGTTGGCGACCTCTGTGACCACGGCGCAGGACTTGGCGGCGTATTTCTCGCTGACGCCTTCCTTCGACATGATTTCCGTCATGCGGGCCTGGTCGAATGTGGCCCACCATGTGCGCGACCCATGGATAAATGAGAAGTCCGACCACTTATGCTTTTCCCAGAGCAACAGGGCCTTTTCGGTGGCATCCTTGGCCAGCAGAACGCGCCCGTTCCACAAATAGCCGGCCATATCCTCCGGCCGCAGGCGGTCGCGGATTTTGAGGTCATTCCAGTCCAGCTTCTCGATTTCACCTTCCGGCCGTGGCTGGGCGGCCGTCGCCTTCCAATTTTCCTCGGTCGCGCGGGCGACGAATTTGCGGGTGTATTCGGTGCCCGCCTTGCCGATATCGAAGGCGAAAACCAGTTCCGGGGCCGTGGTCAGACCCAGGGCGGCGATAGAGCGGCGCAACTCGGACAGCCACTTTTCCGGCCAGTTGTTGACCGACATGGCGGACACGGCGACATGACCGGCATCGCGCAGCGCCCAGGCATCGAAAATGCCTTCGCATATCCAAATGCGGCTGGCGCGGGCCTGAACCTCGCTGTTCTGATCGAGCGGCGCCCAGACGTGGCCGCCCCATTCCCCGCCCAGCTCGAAATGCGCCTTGCGATCGAAGCGACCGGGCTGGTCGATCAGCCGTTCCCACCATGTGTTGTTCGGCAGTCTGAAACGGACGGTGGCGGAGGCGATGCGGCGCTTGCCGTCATAATAGGTGTCCTGCGTATAGGCGCCGCGCATGTTGAGCAGGTTCAGGCGGCGGGCATTGTGCAGATAGGCGTCAGCGGCGGCGTGGGGTTCTTTTTCGGTCGGCTTGTAGCGCTTCGACCAAACGTCGAAAATTTCGGGGTATTCGTCCTTGATGGACCGTTCGTATCGGCACTTTTCTTCGCGTCCGCATTTCAGTACCCAGGGATCGGCCTTGTTGACGAACAGCTCTTTTTTCTGACAGTCGGGGCAAAGGCCCTTTTGCAGCCACTTCCCGTTATCTTTGAAGGAAAAATCCTTCATAAGCCGGGGCAGCAGCTCGTCGTGTATGTCTTTCTGCATGGCCATGGAGGGCGGTGACTTTCAACAGGCAAGGCGGTAGCGTTCGCGCTTTGCAGCGCGTTTGGCGGGCGTGGTTCGGGGAGGTGGCTCAGGCCGGCGTCAGGTGGCCGGTTTCAGCCTCAGGAAGGGGGCGGTCTTCTTGACCGGACCTTTCCGGGAAGGGGTGATCGAAGCTTCATATTCGAGATTGGCGGTCCAGACGTGGCCGCAGTCGATTATGTCGTCACACCGGTAATAGAGCGTCCGCAGCGTGTGAGAGATGAACTTGACGTTCACCTGTTTCCCGTATGCGCCGCAGGACGGGCAGGGGAAGACAGGTGAGCCGCCCTTGGGACGCCTGCTCGGAGGGATACCGGCTTGCGGCAGACCCTCGTCGCTGGTGGTTTCGGTCATGGTTGCCCCCTTACGCGGCAATACAGGTTCCGGACAGCTCTGCCCGCAAAGGTTACTGAAGGAAATGGCGGCATGAGTGTCAGGCATCGATATCCGCCCTGTATCGACGCTGCTGGCGCGGTTCGGGAGCCGGAAACATGAGGTTGGTCAGGTCCATCCGGAATTGCTGGAAATCGCGGGTAGCAAGGTCGGTCAGAGCGTCCTGCAGTCGTCCGAGGCTGGTGGCGCGCTCGATCAGGTGTTCCTGACAGGCGCAGGCGTCGTGACAGAGCACCTTGCGGGCAGAGTCGTCGAACTCCGCAATAGAGCGGGCGAGGTAGACAAGACGCGCGAAACAGGAGCCGCGGATATTCTGATAGCGGGGCGGCAGGACGGCCCTACCGGCGGCATCCCCTGCGGCCCTAAGACGGGACGGGTCCAATACCTTGGGGTTGGTGAACCGTTGCGCCTGATGGATCAGGTCGAGCCATGCGGCCAAATGGGTGGCGGTGAAGGGGCGTGTCATTCTGGGACTTCCATCCGCTGTAGCTGAGAATAAAGGCCCTGGAAGGCGGCGACGGCTTCGCTGACTTCGCGCAGCGCCTCGCGCCGGTCGCCGCCGCCGGCGGCCATGCTGATGGCCGCATCGAGCGCCTCACCGCTTTCGCGGGCGGCTTCGCGGCTGGCCTGAAGGATATGGCCGGGGTCGCTGTTTTCGCTGGCCAATTCGACTTCAAGGCGCGCGGCGTAGGCTTCAAACAGAGGCGTTCCGTGACCTTCATGGAAAACCCCCGCCTGATAGATGAGCGCGGCGTAGGCTTCAAACAGAGGCGTTCCGTGACCGCCGGCGCGGCGATAAGCCAGGTCGAGACGCATGGCATCGCGCAGGGTGATTTCGCGCTCGGTGTCCGGATCGGCGTATTTCCTGACCGTCCATTCGGTTTTACCGATCACCAGGGCGCAGCCATCCCAGCCGATCAGGTCGGCAATGCGCAACAGCGCGCGGTAGGCTGTCATGGGCGGGCGCTGCTTGGTCATGTCGTGCCTGCTTTCGCGCGGGCTCCCAGCATGTCGATGTGCCGTTGCTTGTTTTCGATGACATCATGAGCGCGGCCAAGGGCGTTTCTGGTGATCATCAATTCCGCGGCGACCTGCGAAAGCTGCTCGGACAGGTGATTGAATTGGCTGAGAGCATCGTCACGCTGGCGCGCAATCATTGCGGCCGTGTCGATTTCACGCGCTATCGCCTCAATGGCGTTGGCCGTACCTGTAACGGAGAGCAGACCCTTGCGCTCATCATGGAAGGTGTAAACCGCTGGACGATTTTCTGAGCCGAGGAATTGTTCAGCGAGCCGTTCAAGGGCGTCGGTGATGTCATAGAAACGTTCACCGCTGATGGCGAATACAGGATGATCGGTGTTATCCACCCATACCTGGCCGAGCTGGGTAAAAATACGGCGGCTCATCCGAACAGCCCCATGAGGCAGACCAGGCCGCCGAAGAAGGCGAGACAGGCGAGGGCGGAGGCCAGGGTGTGGATGATCGACCGGCCGCGATTACGGATATGAAAGGCGATGCCGGGCGAACGCCGGCGGCGGACATACTGAATCCGGGCGGCGATCATGGGCGATCCCCTTCCGTGACCTTGTGACCGTAGACCACGAAGGCCAGGACGATCAGGTAAACCAGAAAGGCCCAGCGCGGGGGCTGGACGCCGAAGGCACAGACGATGGGGCCGCCGATCAGCAAGGCCGCGAACGCCCCGGCGAGGGTATTCAGAATAAAGCGGCTCATATGGTCGCTCCATGGGTAAAGTCCAAAATGTCGGACTGATTGCCGTAGTCGCCGGTGTCCCAGGGCGATAACTCCTCGTCGTCGCGCCGGTCGGTGGCGCGGCGGTTCAGCTTGGGGCGAGGGTAAATGTCGGGGCGCAGATCGTGGCGGGAAATGCCGGTGGCTTCTTCCACGGCAAGGACATATCCCACGGACAGGCGGTTTGCCTGGAACATCTTCCAGACGGCGGTTTGTGAACAGCCGCAGATACGGGCGAGGGCGGACTGTGATCCGGCGCGCTCCATGGCGGTGGTTAGGGCTTCAAAAGGTGTCATGGTGTTCTCCATGACAACCAATTACAACCAAAGTTGCCACCTGTAAACTACCAAATTACATTTCCTCGCTGCAACCTAAGTTGTAGGTTCATTTTATGATCAATGGCAAAAAAGTCGCGCAACGTCGAAAAGTTCTAAACCTTTCGCAGGATGCTTTAGGCGAATTGGTTGGTATGTCTGGCGCGATGGTCGGCAAGCTGGAGCGTGGTGAATCGGCCAATACAGCAAAGGTTTTTGACCTGTCGCGGGCACTTCAAACCTCGCCGGGTTATTTAATGGATGAAACCGACGATCCGACAGAAGGCGCCTTGCCTGTTCCGACGCCTGAGCTGCTTTCAGAACAGCTTGATTTGGTTTCAATCCCACAGATCGACGCCCGCTATTCGATGGGCGGCGGCGCGGTAATCGATGATAATGTCAAAACTGATCCGATGATGTTTTCACGTGCCTGGATTCGGCAGTTCACTGATTCGCCCATACACGAACTCTTCTGGATCGAGGGCGATGGTGATTCGATGATGCCGACCATCGGCCCGCGTGATATCCTGCTCGGTGATCGCAGCCAGAACCATCCGCTCAAGTCAGACCAGATATGGGCGATCACGCAATATGGCCATGGCATGATCAAGCGCCTCCGCGCGACGGCCGAAGGTTACACGATCCTGTCAGACAATCCGTCCGTGCCGCCCGATAAAGCGACGGATGGCTCCATGCACGTCATTGGCCGCATCATCGCCGTGGTTCGGCGGGTTTAAATACACGCAAAAAGAGCGGTAACAGCTTGACGTTGCGCCGCACGGCATGCGACCCCTGTTTGATCATCTATCAGGCGGGGGTTTTCCATGAAGCGTGTAATCATCGTACCTTTTATTGCCTTGGCACTTATATCATGTGGGGAGACTAAAAGGCCGGAGGATATGAAGGCGCAGCGCACTGCCGACGCTAAAGTTTTTTTGGACAAAATCGTTTCCACGGTTTCAGAGTGCGATAGCTATGACAACAAAATGGCCGATGCTTCTCAAAAGAGGGATGTGCTGGAAATTTATCAGGTAGCCAAATCGGGCGAGGCCGCCTGTGATCAGGCTTACAGGGATATAAGGGAAATATCAGTTCCAAAAAGCCTTTCTAAAAAGAACGAAGATGCCATGCGTGAACACCTCTCCGATCTCGCGCTTACCTATTCGGTAAAGGGATCTAAGTTTAGTCTGTTCGGGAAAGTGGCCAACGGCGATACACGCCCGTCTACCCTTACAGACCTCCAACAGACGTCCGAAGACTTGCCGAAACGCCTTATGATGAACATGGCCCAAATATACACAACCTTTGCTGATGACGGCGTTGACTTGAGCAATTTTGGAGAAGGCAGTCAGCAGGTTAGCGGCCAGCAATCCCAAACCACAGACTGATGCCAATGCAGGCGGCAAGAGCCAGGATCAGTAGCCATTCAACAGGATCGCGTTTCATTGCCGCACGGCCGGGCAGATATTGGCCACGGCGCTACCATTATCCCACTTGTGGACATAGACCGCGCGGCCGGCTTTGATCTGGCTGCATGACAGATCATGGCCGCCGGCGCGAACCAATGCGATCGTTCGGCCATATTTGTCCGTGCCCTTTCGCTCGATCGTCAACGGGCGCGCGGTCAGTAAACGCTGTAAATTGGCACGGCTGGCGTAAGGGTCACCGTCAACGCAGATACGGCTTTGCCGGCAATGGCCAGGCATTTCCGGCGCATCGATACCAAGCAGGCGAATACGCTCATGACCACAACGAATCGTATCACCATCGACGGCTATGGGTGTACAGGCTAGGACGGCCAGAAATAAAAGCATTTGCAATGCTTTATCAGCCGTCCGACCTATATCCAACTTTAATTTGTTATTTGACTACCTGTGTTTCGGCGCGAACAGCGGCCTGCATGGCCGTACCAAGGCCGATCGTATCTTGCTGCGGCGCTTGGAATGTCAGGGGAGAATAGTCGGCAAAATTGAGATTAATCGGGGTATGCCCCAATGCCTGGGAAAAGTCGGGGTTGTCCGCACCTTCCTTAATCAGTTTCAGTGCCGCATGGATGGCTTCCGCATCTGCCTGATGTCGCGCGGTGATTTGGTCATACAAATCTTTCAGACGCTTCTCCGCAGTGGCGAGTTGGGGCGCAACACGACTAAGAGTATCGTTGGGAGTAGGTTGCTGGCCGATGGTGTGTTCAACCTGCCTTTTTACGTCACCGATATAATTGGCGAGCAATCGCAAATTCTCGACATTCAATTCCACGTTTTCCTCCTGGTAAATGGTTAATGCGGCTCGCCGCATTCCACATATGAGGACCGAAGAATTATAAACAAGAGCAGAACTATAAGGCCGTTTCCAGTTGCAACCGGGTATCCAGGCCGCCCTTGCCGTCCATGTTATGAGTAGTTTCAGCCACCAGCCAGGACAAGGCGTTTATCTCCGGCATATAGCCCGTCAGGGTTATGGCGCGATCAGGATAAATATCCGGCCGACCAAGTGACAGGGGGAAACTGATCCTTGCCTTGCCGCGTTTCATCCGTTTCAATTCGGCGGTAGCGGCCTGCAAGGCGCTCGATTCGCTGGCATAGACCTTGCGCAATCTTTTGGGGGCGGGGTGTTCCGATCCCGCCACCACCTTTTCCTGCTGGCCGGTGGCGATGTTATGCCATTTGGCCACCACGCCGCCATACTGGCCACGGTCGGCCTCCTCGAAACGGAAGCCGCCACAATCGCGCCGGGCGATGCTCAGGGCGGGGATTTTCAAGCCGGTGGCCGTCTCACCCTTGCCGATTGCGGAAAAGATCAGGTATCCGCCCTTGACCGTAGCGACGGCATCGAACCGCCGCCCCAAATCCTGTAAGAGGGCCGCATCGCTCTTGGCGCCATGACCCAGCGCCTCGATCGTTTCGCCGGCCAGGTCCGGATCTATGCGCTCGGTCAGTCCATTCTCAGCGGCCAGCAGCTTGACGACATAACCGACGCTTTGCCCCACAAAAGCGCGTTCGCGGCGGACGCGGAAGTTACCGCGCAGATCGGCCGATCGGGCGCGGATTCGGATGGTGTCGGGCGGGCCTGCGGCCGAACGTTCATCGACAATGAAATCCCCTTTATCGATCAGGCCTATAGGCAGGCCAGCCGGGCCGCGCTCCCAGCCCAGCGCCACCTTGAGCGTGACGCCTGTGGGCGGCATGGCCAGCTTTCCATCAACATTGTCGAGCACGATATCAAGCTGATCGGCCTCGTTGCCGCGCTTTTCGTTCAGTGACAGGCTGAGGAGGCGCGGGGCCATTCGCCCGGTCATATCCTTGCCGTCGAGCGTTACGCGCCAGGCGGCGCGGGGAATGGGGCTGCTGGTCATTGCTGGTCTTCGCCGGAATCGGGGGCCTGTTTCAGCTTGATCGAGAAGGCGGCCTTGCGGGGTACTCCGTCGATGAAAAACAGGCTATTGCGCACCTCCAGCGCCTCGATCGTGAAATAGCCCAGCACATTACCCTCCCCAGACATAAGCTGATAGGCCTCGCCGCGGCTGGCCATTTCCGACAGGGTGGCCAGCGCGCCATAATCACCAATCTGACCGTTGTACAGCGCCCCGGTCAGGGTGATATCCATGGCTTCTTCGCCCAGGAATTGAGCCGATGGCAGGGCTTGAAATCGTTCGGAGCGGGCGTAGCGCCAAGACGCCTGCAACGCCATTTCCTGATAGGGCAGGGTGTCCGTCTCGAAAAGGAAGGTATCGAGCGCCATCATCATGCGGCGTCATCCTCATAGCTGGAGCGCTTGCGCGCGGCCTGCTCGTCGGCATGGCGCGCCAATTCATCCCGCACGGCGCGGGCAATGTCCTGGGCGTCCTGACCTGGCGCCGCATGGATAACGATGGCGCCCGGCGCGATATAGACCGAAGATGCTGCGGCGCCCATGGCCGCCATGCCGACCGTGGCGGCCGCACCGGCGGCGCGGGTCATACGTTTAACGGTCGGTGGCGGTTCCTGCATCATGCCGGTTACGGTCGATGCCAAGCGCCAGACTGGTGGTGGTTTCATGGCGTCCCTGACGCCATCGGCCATCCGCGCGACCTGAGCGACCGGGCCGGCCATGCCGCCCTTGACGCCCAAGCTCAGGCCCTGGACGATATTGCCGCCGAAATCCATAAAGACGCGGGATGGGCTATGAATGCCGAGATGATCCTTGAACCAATTGGCCGCGCCATCAGCCACCTTTTTGATGGTCGATTTCAGAGCGTCCCACTTATCGGTAATGCCCTTGATTAGCCCGTCGATCAGATTTTTACCCATACCAAGCATGTCGATCTGCGCCAGCCAGTTCAGGGCCGGTTGCAGAGACTGAATGACCCAGCCAAGGGGCGTGAAGTTCAGGAAGGCCTTGAGCGCCCATGAAACGCCGGTCATGAAGATCGACTGGACGTTGCCCCACAGGTTCGACAGCCACGGACCGATGGTGCCCCAATTATTGATCAGGATGCCGAGTGGCGTGAAGTTGAGAAAAATATCCAGCGCCCCCCGGACACCCGTCATGAAGATCGATTTAACATTGCCCCACAGGTTCGACAGCCAGGGGCCGACCTTATCCCAATGCTTGATCAACTCGTAGACGAAGAAGGCCAGCAGACCAACCGCTGCGACAATGGCGACAACAATCCACGTCACCGGATTTGCCAGCAGAGCGGCTGTAAAGGTCCAGACACCTTGCGCCCCGGCGATCAGGCCACCACGCAGGACCGTCATGGCACCGCCAATCATCGACGACGCGCCCGCCCAGACCTGGGCGACGATGGCGGAATTTTTGAGCAGGACAAAACCGTTATACAGCTTGGTCAGGGGCACCACGGTTGACGCCCATGCCACCCGCCCCGCGCCCAGCACGAGATTAAAGGCGGCGATTCCCACCACCAACTTTGCCAGCGTCCCGGCGGCCGTCTTATGACCAACTGACCAATTGGCAAAGCCATCGGCCAAATTTTTCAATGGACCGGTAACCGCGAGGACTTCCGGCATAAGCTGCTCACCTATGACGGTCGCCACGCGCTGGACGTCTCCCGCCCCAATTCGCGTCTGCGCAGAAAGATTTTGCATCCGGATATTGAAATCTGCGTCTACCGTCCCCGACGCCTTCGTGATCTCTGCCCTGATCGCCCGGTATTCATCGGTGTGTTGCATAAGCGCCTTGAGGGCCATCTGTGCTTGCTGGTCCTGAAACAGGTTGCTGACCTTGGTGTCGTTACCCTTGGTCGCCTTATTGACGAGATCAACAAGGGTTTCGATTTTAGACTTTCCCTCTTTCCCGGCTCTGTCGAGCGAACTGGCCAGGTCAATACCCATCTCTTTGAAGTTCTTTTGCGCCTCCGGGCTATAGGCTTTCAGAAGCAAGTTGTTCAGGTTGTTGGCGGCCGTGCCGGCGTCACCCGCCGTTTTTGCGGAGATTTCCAATGCTGCCGTCATATCCGCCAATGCGGGCACTCCGGTCTGTTTCATCGACGCCATGCCGGCCGTCAGCATGGGGAAATACTGCGCCATGTCGCGCAGCTCGATCTTACCAGCTTTGCCGCCGGCCGCCATGATATCCAGCGCGCGCCCGGTCTCTTCCAGCGGAACCTTCAGGTTGTCGTAAACGCTAAATGACGCTCTTGACAGGTCATCGATTTCAGCTCGATACGCCGTTGCAGCCCTTCCAATTGGGGCCATCATCTTGAGCGCAGATTTTGGATCATCCAGCCCCGCGCCCAGCAGGTTATTGACGCCTCGCAACATGTTGTCAGGAAGCTGGGCGGCATCATGTGCGGCATTGAAAATATTGTCTTCCAGGCGGGCAGTATCGTTCGCTGTCAGGTTGGCCACCTGCCGAATATCAGTCATATTGTCCTGAAGATCGGATGTAGCCTTGCCGGCCAGGATCAGGGGCGCGGCCAGGCCTGCGCCAACGGCCAGGTTCTTCATGCCGGCGTCCATGCCCTTGTCGGCATCACGCTTGGCGGATTCGAGACGCTTCTGCGCCGCCTTTTGCAAATCCAGTTGTTTGGTGGTCCTGGCCAACTGATCGGACAGGCTGCGTTCGCGGGCGATCATTTCGTCCGTGCCGCCGCCGGCCTTTTTCATTTCGGCGCGCAGGTCGGCCAGTTCACCCTTCTGTTTCCGCACCTCGTCGGACATGCCGCGGATATTGTCCTTGGCGTCGATCGAGGTACCCGCAATCGCGCGCAAAGGCCCCGACAGGGTGTCGAAGCCTTTGAGAAATACGTTTACGGCAAGAGTGCGAGCGCTCATCAGTCGTCGATCCCGTTCATAAGATTATAGCGCTTGATGGCGCGGGCATGGTGCCCCATGACATCATCGACCGGCATGGTGTCGAAGACGGGGGGCGGCCAATGGAAGACGGCCGCGATATCCGCTTCGACTTCTTCTATTCGGTCGAAGGCAAGTCGAGAGGCGGCGCCGGGGTTTCCGGCGTCGGGGCCGTCAGAAAAAAACCGGACAGCGTGCCCGAAAGCGCGCCCATATCGAACGGATCGAGTTTTTGCAGCTCGTGGACATGGATCGTGGGCACAGTACAGCGTGACAGGCAAACGCAGGTCTGGTCATACTGGCCGCGAATAACGGCGCTCATTTCGAGGCCGCGCAACTCGCCACCATAGGGTTTACGGACCTGGATGCTGGTAATATCGCCACCCTTGCGGGGCACGGGCTTAGACAAGGTGATGGGTTCGGAAATCTCGGACATGATAAGGCTTTCGCGGGAGTAAAGGCCCTGCCGAAGCAGGGCAGCAATTATGGTTTAGGAGCCGATGATGGCACGGATTTCAGCGGTGCGATCAACGCCGCCGGTGATGAGGAGGCCGGAAATCATATCGATTTCGATCACGTCCACACCGTCCACAGTCAGCTTGTAATAGGTGCAGGTGACCTTCATGGCCGTTTCACCGCCTTCACCGACCTTGGCGGTGCCCAGATCGATTTCAGTATGGCGACCACGAGTAATGGCCTCGTAAGCGCTGACTTCGCCCGTGTTGCCATTCTGCACCGCTCCAGACCAGCGGAGCATGTCGGAGCCGAGCTTGGCATTACCGAAATTGGCGATGCCTTCATGGAACAGCCCGCCGGCCTTGTAGGTCAGTTCGAGTTTGTCAACGCCCATGAAAAAATCGACTTCACCCAACATGCCGCTGTAGCGGCTGCTTTCATTCTTTTCCGTGATCTTCGGAAGGGTGACCTCCGAAACGACACCAAGCATGCCGCCGCCGTTCAGAAAGAGGTTCATATTTTTTAGTTTACGCGCCAGCGTCATGGCATTGCTCCTTTAGGGCTAGTTGCCGATCTGTGATGACAGATTGGCGTAATAGGTGTCCGTAATCGCCGTATTCAGGCCAAGGCCTTCCATCGGCGCGCACGGCGTGAAGTTGTAGGAGAGTTGCAACTGGCCGCCGGCCAGCGAGGTGACGCTGTTGAGTTCTTTGGGATACCAGGCCAGCGCCCCGATGATGTCGCCGTTTTGCGTCAACAGGCGGAACTCTGCGTTGATGGTTTCCACGCCGTCCTTGACCAGTCCGGCAGTCAGCGGCTTATCCACCATCCACAGAAGGCCCTTCTGCATGGTGTCCTGCAAGACGTAGTTTGTCCGAGTCGCCACCTCGAAGACGTACTGCGGCTCGGACGAACAGGTACGGTTGCCCCAGAACCTGAAGCCGTCATGGCGGATCAGGGTCGTGATCGACCCGTCGTTCAGGGCGGCCGCGTCGGTATCGATCCCGCTGATATCCCAATGTACGTCCACGTCAATGCCGGTAACACCGGACACAACGACATTGGACAGGGACTTCTTCCAGCCGGTGGACTGGTCGATGGCGGCGCGCAGGCCGAGGGCGCGGGCGACGGCTGAGCCGGGGAAGTCGGTGAAGTCCGGCCAGATGAGCATCAGTTCACGGTCGCCAAAGCCTTCCTTGTAAGCCACTACGTCTGCAATGGTGTCACCCTCCGGCTTGGCATAGACCATGGCGCGCAGCTTCTTGGCGATGACGACCAATTCCGTGGTGACACTAAGATTGTCGTACCCCGGAACGCCCAAAATTTTCGGCGTGACGCCCAGTTTGGCCTGGGCGGCCAGCAACGCCTTCATACCGGTATATCTGCCTTCGGGCGTGACATCACCGATGATGTTGGCTGCGGTGGCGGCTTCTTCCGTGATTTCGCCATCGGCCGCGCCGGCGGCGACGCGCACCACAACCACCTGAGGGCTGCATTGATCGGCAATGGCCTGCAATACCTTTTTCAGATTTCCGGAAGCGCCGGCCTTGCCAACAGCCGTTTGGACATCGGTAATCAGGACGGCCGTATCGAGCGGGAAAGTTGTGTCGTCAGCATCTTCCGCGATGGCAACGAGGCCGATAACAGCGGTAGAGGCCAGGACCAGCGAGCGGGTGCCTGAAGTCAATTCATTGATCTGGATGCCGTGTTTGATGGGCATGGCGGGAAGCTCCTAAATGGGGATAGAAAGGGTGAACGGCGGAGAGGCGGGCAGATCGGTGCGATAGCCGGTCAGGTCGATGGTGGTCCGGCCATCTGCGCCGCCCACATTCATGACGGCTTTCGTCAGTTTGACGCCTTTGACCCAGCGATTAACGGCGGCGGCGCTGGCGGCGGCCACCAGCAGGCGGGTGGGGGCATTCATCGGGGCGTCAATCAGGCTTAACAGCCGAGAACCGTAACCGCGCGCCATCGGCAGGGTGTCCAGCGGCGTGGTCAGGACGGTGATGACATCCTGCTCGATCTTGGCCAGGCCCTCGATCAGCTTGCCGGTGTCGCGGTTCATGCCGGCACCGCTCATTTCGCCTTCACCTTCGTGGCGTTAGTGTTGTCTGCCAGTTTGACGAATTGAGACGCGCCGCTCCCCAGGGTGACGGTGCCATCGGCAGAGAAATCGCCGCCGGTCGAAATATTGTCAGAAGCGGCGACCTTTCCGGTTACTTCCATATCACCGACGAATTTCGACTTACCGGTGAAGGTGAAACCGCCATCGGCCGTCGCGGCGATCTTGCCGCCGGCGGTCAGGGTCATGGTAAGGGTGTGGGTGGAGGCGTCATATTGCAGCGCCGTGCCATCCGGCATCTTCAGGACGATTTTCAGTCCATCGCCAGGTGCCGGGAAGGTGTCGGAATAGAGGCCATTGAGGATAACGCCGCCCTCGATATCGCCTTCAGGGCAAAGAACGCCCACCTGCTGGCCGACCGTTGGCGCGACAAAGAGAGAGAAGCCGCCGGCCAGGGTCAGCCAGGGAAGGGGCGGGGATACGATTTCACCGCATTTGACAACAGCGCGATTACCGTTGAGGGACTGAATAATCCCTTTACGGAAGCTGTCGCCCAATGCGGCGGGAATGTCGTCATGACCGGTCATATGCGCATGATCCGGCGCGCGGTAGAGTTGGCCAGCGAGGGCGGTTGTCACAAGGCTTGTGACAACCGGGGACTACACTTGTTCGGGAAGGACGCCGGCCGCAATCTTGTGGATCACCCCGTTTGCGACTTCCTGAACGCGGGTGCGGGTGGCAGAGGCGTCATAGTCGCCTGCATCGGTCAGAACCGCATTGACATCACGCCTATGCGTGACGCTGGCGTGTTTGAAGGTGACGGGCACCTTGACGGTTTCCGGATTAAACGTGCCGATCCGAATTTTCATCGAATGCTTCTTTCTATGATGGACCGATGACAAGCCATGGAATGTCTATGGGGGTGCCGGCGGTCGTATTGCGCACCGTCATCCCTGTTGTTGAGGGGGTGCCTTCAATCCCGCCGCCAGAATCGGCGTTGGTAACCGCAGATGATGTGCGGCGCCCGGCGATGGCCCAATATGGGACCGCTGAAAATGCGGTCGGGAAAACAACGCCTTGGGAACCATTGGGGGCGACGGTCATGGCGGTGCCAAACTGAATGAGCAGAGGGCCAAGTTTGAATGAATGGGTTGTGAAAGAGCCAGCAGAACCGGTAACGGATGGCTCAAACAGGAAATTCCCCAAATCGATGGTATCAACCATCGCTTTCAAGGCTGCACCAGACCAGCCAATTTTAATCTTATTATTGGCCTGGCCAGTGCCGCCGCCTTGCTGAACGGGGGTGAAGCCCAGGCGAGCCAATACATCCGCATAATAGCTGCCATGCTGCCCGTCGAGTAGATCCGCATCAAGCGTGGAACCTGAACCATCAACCGTTAAAAGCAAAGCCAAAAGCGCCGCTTTCAAGGCGGCAGGTGTGACCGCGCGAAGGGCATCCGTTCCGCTTATGGTTTCGGCATTCGTGGCCAGTTCCACAATACCGGCGGCTGTAGCGCTGGCTGTACGGGCGGTGATCGCGGCGGCAACACCGGCAGGCGTGGCCGCCCGGACGGCATCCGTCCCGGTGACGACTTCGGCACTGGTTGCCAGTTCCACAATGCCGGCGACCGTGGCGCTGGCGGCGCGGGCGGTGATCGCAGCGGCCACACCGGCAGGCGTGGCGGCGCGGACGGTATCCGTTCCGGTAACGGTTTCGGCTGAGGTCGCCAGCTCGACCAGGCCTCGCGCTGTTTCAGAGGCGACCTTTGCAGCCAGGCCTGCGGGGGTAACAGCGCGAGTGGCATCCGTCCCGGTGATGGTTTCGGCTGAGGTCGCCAGCTCGACGATACCTTGAGCGGTTTCAGATGCCGTGCGAGCGGAAATCGCAGCGGCAACACCGGCTGGTGTCGTCGCACGTACAGCATCCGTCCCGGTGATGGTTTCGGCTGAGGTCGCCAGTTCCACAATGCCAGCGGTCGTGGCGCTGGCGGCGCGGGCGGTGATCGCGGCGGCAACACCGGCAGGCGTGGCCGCCCGGACGGCATCCGTCCCGGTGACGACTTCGGCATTGGTGGCCAGTTCCACAATGCCGGCGACCGTGGCACTGGCGGCGCGGGCGGTGATCGCAGCGGCCACACCGGCAGGCGTGGCGGCGCGGACGGAATCCGTTCCGGTAACGGTTTCGGCTGAGGTCGCCAACTCGACCAGGCCTCGCGCTGTTTCAGAGGCGACCTTTGCGGCCAGGCCTGCGGGGGTAACGGCGCGAGTGGCATCCGTCCCGGTGATAGTTTCGGCTGAGGTCGCCAGTTCGACGATACCTTGAGCGGTTTCAGATGCCGTGCGAGCGGAAATCGCAGCGGCAACACCGGCTGGTGTCGTCGCACGTACAGCATCCGCTCCGGTGACGGTTTCGGCTGAGGTCGCCAGCTCGACGATACCCTGAGCGGTTTCAGATGCCGTGCGAGCCGAAATTGCGGCGGCGACACCGGCAGGCGTGGCCGCCCGGACAGCATCCGTTCCGGTGACGACTTCGGCATTGGTCGCCAGTTCCACAATGCCGGCGACCGTGGCGCTGGCGGCGCGGGCGGTGATCGCAGCGGCAACACCGGCTGGTGTCGTTGCGCGAGCGGCATCCGTCCCGGTGACAGTTTCGGCTGAGGTCGCCAGTTCGACGATACCTTGAGCGGTTTCAGATGCCGTGCGAGCGGAAATCGCGGCGGCGACACCGGCAGGCGTGGTCGCCCGGACAGCATCCGTTCCGGTGATGGTTTCGGCATTGGTGGCCAGTTCGACCACGCCCTGTTTTTCTGTGGTCGCGGGTGGATTGAGGAAGGTTGTATCGCCTACCGTTATACTTACCGCGCCCAGGCCTGAGAAAACGATATCGCCGGCAAATAGCGCCTGGGCGCCGGCGGCCTTGGATTGAATTGTGGTGGCCTGGCTGTAAATAGCGAACAGCGTGCCATCCGACAGATAAAGCGCATAGCCGTGCAGATCGTAAACATCGGCCGACGCGTCAATGGCCGACAGGTGGATGGAGGCGGGGGCCACGGCGCCGCCGCTGACCGCATCCAGTTTCTTGATTTCGCCCGGAAGCGTGGTCTGTGTCGCCAGCGGCGTAAAAATGCTGGCCGTGACGCCGACCTTCGTGATGGTAATGACATTGGTGCCGGAGGATTGCGCATTGGTAATCGCGGCGCGGCCGGCATTGGTGATGACGAGATTCAGGGCCAAGGGGTGATCCTATCCGACAGACTGGAAAGAGAGGCGGGCAAAGGTGGCAGGGCGTAGAATCGCGGCGACGGCCACGCCGCCGGTAAATTCAATGCCTTCGGTGAAGGTGAAGTGGCTGCGTACAGGCTTGGTGCGGCTCACCTCGTCGATCAGCGACTGGATATAGTCGGATGAGGCGGGTGCGCCGTTCTGGCTGGCCGACAGAATGATGGTGAAGGTGTGCGGTGTGCCTTTTGGGGTGGTCTGCCACCATTCGGAGATGGCGATATTGCCACCCAGGGCGGCGACAATGGCCGCGATCGAGGATTTGGTACCCTTCCTGCGGTGGATTTCGATGGCGGCCTTGATCCGGGCGCGTTTGACGGCTTCGCTCCAGTCGCTCGACCAGTCGGGAATGGACAACTCGTAAGCCAGCCAGGGCAGGAGCGCGACGGGGCAGGTATCAGGGTTCCACAGGTCGCGCAGAGGGGCGGAAAGGGCGGGCACCTGAACCGCCTGTTCAAGGGCGATCTGCAACGGCGTTGCGTTCGGTGGGAGAATCGTAATCACGAGTCCGTCCCCGCCCAGGTGACCGTGATGGCCGTGCAGGTGCCGACTTGCGTATCACTGATCGCTACGATGGCCGTTGGTGAGGCCAGGACGACACGCTGGACGCCGGCAACATGCAGGGCGCCATAAAGGCCGCTCAGGGTAATATCGCGGCCCAGCCTTTTGACCGAAGCAAGATAGGCGACCAGCCCGGCATTAGCCTCCGCCATAACCACATCCTTGTCAGGACCGGCATAGGTATAGATCGAGGCGGTGACCGTGAAATTGACTTCGGTGGCGCTCTGAACTGTGACGTGATCCGTCAGCGGGCGGACTGTATCGGCGTTCAGCGCCGTGTTCACGACCGTGAGCAGACCGCCCGACGCGGTGCCGGTCGCCTCGCTCGACATGACTGTAACGACCACTTCACCGGGCGAAGGGCTGGCCACTGTGGCGTCCCTGACGCGGGCGTCAGCCGAACGGGCGAGATAAACATAGGCCCCGGCAGGACCGGCGACGGAATAGCCATCAGGCGCCAGCACGATACGCTCACGAAAATCGCTGTCGCTTTCGCCGTCAAAACGCACCACGCGGAATAGCGCACCCAGATTGTCGAGATCAGAGCCGACCGCATAGGCTACCATGACGGCGCGGGAGGCGTCATTGACGCGCTGTCGGTCGAGCAGCCGGAAATAAGCGGCGACATGCAGAACATGGACCGCCGGATCGTTCATATCCTCGGTATCAAAGCCGGGCAGGTATTCCAGCAGCTTCGCCTTCATTTCGGCAAGAAGGGTGTCGAAATCCAGCGCCTCGATCACGGCGGGCGAGGGCACAAGCGACAGGTCGATGGCGGTATCTGCGGGCATGGCCCATTTGTCGCCGCGTCCCTGAAACCCTGCGAGGCAAGGCGGTTGTCACAAGCCTTGTGACAACCGTGCGGGCTGGCTCTTGCGCGGGGCGGCGCGGAACGTGCGGGCGAGGACAGCCATTACCGAAGCCAGCCCGGAGCCAATCACCATGCCATATTTGACCGATCTCCTGCAGCGTATCCGGAACTGGCTGTCTTCATCCCTCAATGGGCCTTTGGGCCATTGGTCCACATGGCTTTCCACGGTCGGCACCATGGCCCTGGCGTTCTTTTTCTGGTTGCCTCAAGGTGCCTTGACGCTGTGGAACAATTTACCGCCGGCGCTGACAGTGAACATGAAACAGCAGGACGGCATTACCATCAGCATCGCCCTGTTGCTGGCCTCGATCGTTTCAAAGTTCATTCCGCAGGCCAAGGTCATGGCGAAGCTCAAGGCCGTTGTCGGATGGCTGACCTATATGCTGAAAGAGACGAGCGGCGCGGCTGCGCGCAATGCGGTCCTGGGCGCGGCGGCGGCGGGCCTGCTGGCTCTGGTGGGGCCTGTTGTTTATGAACGGCTGCATATCGACGTGCCCGCGCATGAAGGCACGATACACAAGGGCTATCTCGATCCGGCCGGCATTCCGACCAAATGCGCAGGCGACACGACAAACGTTGTGGTAGGGCAGGTCTATACGGATGAGGAATGCCGTGTGTCGCTCGATACACAGCTCTTGGCCCATGCCGCCCCTGTTTTGAAATGTTCGCCACAAATCAAGGACCGTCCCTATATTCTGGCGGCCACTATTGACTTGGCTTACAATATCGGCCCGACCGCATATTGCCGTTCCACCGTGGCCGCGCGTTTCAAGGCCGGTGATTTCAGGGGCGGATGCGCTGCCATGAGCGCATGGGTCTATGCCGGTGGCAAAAAATTACCAGGACTGATCAAGCGCCGCGCCGATAACCGCCGCCTCTGTGAACGGGGCCTTTAATGAACGATATCCGCGTCAGTGATATTGGTGTTGGTCTGCTGATTGCCGCTTGCCTGTGGGGAAGCGGCTTCTTCGCCGGCACCCGGTGGGAGCACGGCAAGCATGAGGTGAAAGCTCTGAGCGCGACCGTGGCGCAATCCGAGGCGGCGCGCGCTACCGAACAGAAACAGGCGGCGGCAACCCAAACCGCCAGCCAGAAAACCACGGCCGCCGCCGTGGCGATCCACAAGCAAACCGACGAGGTGATACGTTATGTGCCGTATGTTATCCCGGCTGACTCTGTGCGCCGCTATCCTCTGTCTGACGGCTTCGTGCGCGTCGTTGACGCCGCGATCACCGGTGAAACCGACCGTCTTGCCTCAAGCCCCGGCCGCGTTGATGACGGACCTTCCGCCGTTACGCCCGATGCAGGCGCCACCATCCTCGCCCAGAATTTCGGCATCTGCCGTGAAGCCATAGACCGGAACAAACAATGGCAGGCATGGGCCGTAGAGGCGGGGCTGTCGCCCAATCCGGAACAGGAGGTGGAATGACCGGCCCCGAAATTCAAGACCTGATCGAGCGGACGGCCCGGCAGACGGCGAAGGAGACGGTCACCGAAACCTTCACCAAGCTGGGTGTGGACGTTTCGACGCCTCAGGCATGTATCGAGGCGCAGCGGGATTTCAGCTTTATGCGCGCCATGCGCCAGCGCGCGGGGCTGATGGTTACCAGCATGATCGCCGGGATGGTGGCCATGTTCGGGGCCATCGCCCAAGGCGCGCACATGCTTGATGCCTATCTGCGCAAGGCGGGGGGATAACATGCCCGCCTATCCCTTCGATCTGCGGCTAAAACAATCAGCGACTTTCGCCCCGCGCTTCAAGATCGGCGGGTGCAACAGCACGGTTACGCTGACCGGCTACCGTGCCCGCGCCATGATCCGGATGACGCTCGATTCCGAAGATGTGCTGCAGGAATTGACTACGGAGAATGGTGGTATTGTTATCGATGAGGCCGCGCGTACCATGACACTGCTGATCAGCGACACGGACAGGGATCGCCTGATCGCGCTCGATGAACCGCGCCTGTTCTATGAGGTCTTTCTGATTTCCCCCAACGGGCGCAGCGATGACTTCATGGTCGGCAAGGTGGTGGTGGAAAGGTCGGTTGTTCATGACTGATTTTTATCCCATTCCCTTTGCTCCTGAAGCGCTTGAGGCCATCCCTATCAAGGAAGGCCCGCCGGGACCGAAGGGCGACGAGGGCAAGAAGGGGGACAAGGGCGATACCGGCGCGACGGGTGACGCGGCCAATCGCTACATTCATGTCCAGGCTGTCGCCGCCAGTGTCTGGACGGTCAACCACAACCTTGGCCGAAAGCCGATCGTCTCCATTCGCTCGACCGGCGGAGTCGAGGTGGACGCGCAGGTTGTCCATGCTTCCCCCAATCAGTTCACCGTTCATTTCGCCATGCCCTATGCCGGCACGGCCGAAGCTTTATAGGAGCCATACATGGCCAAGCCCATTCTTTCCGATTTGGATTTCAACAACCTCGCGCGCATCCTCAATCTGCCGGCGCCAACCAGTGATAATGAACCGGCGCGACTGGCTGATCTGAAGGCGGCGATCGAGGGCATTGCGTGGAAAGACAATGTGCGGGTGGCTTCGACCGCGAATGTCGATCTGGCCGCCCCAGGTGCTTCGATGGACGCCATCGCGTTGGCGGCCGGCGACCGGGTATTGCTGAAGGATCAGACCGATGCGTCGCAGAACGGCATCCGTATCTGGAACGGCGCGGCTGTGGCCATGACGCGTGCGCTTGATGCCAGCACTTCGGACGAACTGGAATCGGCGGTCGTGACCGTCGATGAAGGCACGGCGAACGGTGGGTCTTCCTGGCGTCAGACACAGGTTAATTTCGATCTTGAAACCGATGATGTGATCTGGACGGCTTTCGGAACCACGGCGCCGGCGGCTTCCGAAAGCACGGCGGGCCTGGCGGAGATCGCCACTCAGACGGAAACCGACGCGGGCGCGGATGACAGCCGTTATATCACTGCGCTGAAACTGGCCAATTGGGCGGGTCGCAAGCTGAAATATTCGGCGGCGGTCGGAGACGGTTCGGCAACGTCGATCACGCTGACGCATAATCTTGGCACCCGCGACGTGTCGGTATCACTTTATCAGGCCAGTGGCGTCTATGCTGACGTACTCTGCGATGTCGAGCGTCCAAGCACGAACAGTGTGACGCTGAAATTTGCCGAAGCGCCCACCGCCTCGCAATATCGCGCGGTCATTCTGGGCTGACTTATGACCGCCGTCTATGTGGGAGCCGCCGGACGCGCCGCGCGCTATATTGGCACGCGCACCGACACCGCTATTTATCTGGGTGTGGGAAGCCTATTTCCGCCCGTCGAAGCGTCTTGGACGCCTGCAAATCTGGCAACGCTCCCTGTGGGGTGGTGGGATGCAGCAGATGCGGAAACGCTCACCCTGAGCGGCACCAGTGTTACCGCATGGGCGAACAAAGGGTCTGCGGGAGGTCAGGCCACACAGGCTAACGCTATCTATCAGCCTGTCTATTCGGCTTCTCTGATAAACGGCCTGCCGGTCGTATCCTGCCATAACCAATATCTCGAAACCGGCATCAATTTATCCAGCAGCTACGATATCGTGGCTATGCTGGACGTTGATCGGGCGCACTGGGGCACCAGCTACGCCGTTATGGAGGATGGCTACACACGAGGGATCAAGGTGGAAGTCTCTGACGACAATGGCTCGGTTCAATATGTCTTTGACACGTCAGGCTACGATCTGTGGGGCGATGAACTATCCGCGCCGGTAATCCTTGTCGTCGGCAAATCATCCACGGACGGTCACGTCATCTATAACGGCGACTTGTTCTTTACGGACGGCGTTGGCTCTGAGGGGCTTTCGTCCATTTGTCTGGGTGACAGACATTTAGGCGGGATAACCATATATTTACAGGAAGTTATTCTTTTAAACTACGCCCTGTCTGAAGCCGACAGGCAAAAGCTTGAAGGATATCTAGCGTGGAAGTGGGGGCACGAGGCGGCTTTGCCGATCGGTCACCCGTACAAGACAGCAGCGCCTATTTTCGGGGTTGATCCGGTTGACCCGCTTTGTGGCGGCTGGAACACAACAATTGGTGACGCTGGTCTTATGGTCTTCTCCAACAACGACAGGACCGTGACTTGCCCCACCTCTCAGACCTGGCCAGGCATCATGTCCAAGGCGTCGATCACAACCGGTAAGGTTTATCTCTCTGTCAGGTTTGACGCATATGAGTATGGCGGCGTCGGCATCAACGATATCGACAAATCACACGAGCTTTATTACGGGTGGGATGGTCAAATTTACTCGTCAGATGGCGGTACGATAGATAATATTGGTGGGTTCAACGCGCCGTGCGATATTGATATAGCTATCGATGCTGACGCCCACCTGATCTGGTTCAGAGTAGATGGCGGAGTCTGGAATGATAGCGGTTCATCTGACCCTACGACAGGTGCCGAAGGATTTACCCTCCCCGGTACAGGTCTGACTTACTACGTACAAGTTGGCCTGCCATATTTCGCAGGATCACAGCGAACACTGAACACCGGTACGGTGCCCTTTGCCTATCCGCCGCCGGCCGGATTTTCACCGCTGGCAACCTGATCCTTACGCTTTTGCAAAGAGGTCAGTACCAGCGGTGCCGTTGGTCGAATAACCCTAACCGCCGGCGCCGGTCAGTTCATCGATCTTGTCAATAATCATGCGCTCATCATCGGCCGACAGGCCGATCAAATGGCGTTCGGCATGGAAATCAAGGCCCTGCTGGTGGCTATTGGCGATCCGCACCACATCACCACGGAAACCGGCCGCCACGGCATCGCCGTCATTTTCGGTCCAGCCTTGCAACCACTTCGGCAGGCGAATGTGCTTGAACATGGCCTGCTGGCGAAGCGACGGCGCTTTCCATGTGCCGGCTCCGGCGGGCTGATCTGCGGACGTGACGGGCAGAAATTTAATGATCTTGTCGCGCCTGAAGGTGCGGGTGCGGCCTTCCTCCAGATCGAAACCGACCATGTAGCGCTTGCCGACAAAGGTCCAGTTTTTCATGAAAACGACACGGGCCGGGCCGGAACCATGCAACGGGTACAAGAACCGTGTGGCTGACAGGCGCTTGCGCAGAGGCAGCTTTTTTTTTCGTGGCGTATATTTGGTGCCGTCCGGGTTTTTCTGCTTTTTGATCCGGACGGCCTGATTTTTTCGCAGGACGCGACCGATATCGACAAGGACACGGCGGCGGCGGCTGGGCTGGGTCCGCGCCAGAATATCGGCAACGAGGCCTTCCAGTTCCTCAAAGCCATCCTGCATCAGTCAATCCCGGCGTCATCGGCGGGCAAGAGCAAACCGCCATTGGTGTAGATCTGGCGCAGGAGCGTTTCGCAGCCAGGCAGATCCGGAAAGCCGGTCAGGAACGCGTCGATTTGCGGCGGTTCATCGCGGTGCGTCAGATCATAACCGCCGCCATCCTTCCGACGTCGGACATCGACGGCTTCGGTCAGGGGCAGGGTGATGGCGATATCGACCGTAGCATCATCAATGATGTCGACCTGAAAGCTGATATTATTGTCCGACTTGTCGAAATTCTGGACAAGATCGCGCTGGTTTTCGCGCACCCACAGCATGAGCGGCATAAATACGGTGTCAGGATCACAGGTATAGTCCGTGACGATCAGCGAGGCGGTGAACACATATTCAAAGCCTAGGTTTTCACCGTCACGCGCCACCACCTGACCGCGCTGGACCGAAACCGTCAAATTATCGGGATTGCGTTTTAGTTCAGGGATATAGGCCAGCAGGAACTTTTTCAGAGCGTCGAGTTTCTTCATGGTCTAACTCCAAAGCTGGACCATATCGCTGGCCGGGGCGGGGGCGGTCAGCAGCAGGGGCAAGATGACGGCCTGGCCTTCGGTGAGGATCGGGCCGCCATCCGCGATGCCGCGGTTCAATTCCAGCACCTGTTCGACGACGCCGGCACCGGCCGAAAGCTCGCGCCAGACCACCAGATCGACGGTATCGCCCTGTTTGGCATAGGCGGTGAAAGTGGCTTGGGTTTCCGGCATCAGATCAGTTCCGACGTGACGCGGTGTCGGCCGAGAATATCGCGTACGGCAAACAGGCCGTTGCGGCGGAAGGCATCGGCCAGACTTGCGGCGTCTTCGGCGCGGTCGGCACCGGCTTTGGTGGCGGTCAGGTCACGGCCGGTTTCGTTCAGGTCGGCCGTGGCATAGGCATAGATGGCGCGCTTCCACGCGATGAGCAGGCGACTCTCACCACCCAGCTTTTGAGCGGGAATATCCTGCAATTTGGTGTAACCGGCGGTCTCCTGGGCGGCCTGCCATTCGGTCAGGTCTTTCAACGCGGTCAGGAGAGCGCCCTCGATCGCCGCGACCAGGCGCGGATCGGTGACAGTGCCGCCGCTGATCTTCATGACCTCGCGGGCATCGTTCAGGTCGATATCCGGCCAGAAGGGGCCGCACTTCACCTTTGCCCCGGCGGGCGAGGCGTCATCGGCAGGGACAGAAACAACAAACGACATGCGTTATAGCCTCATGAATTCGATAATGCGCCCGGCATCATCGAGCGAAACCGCCAGCAACGCTTCATCTTTCGACACGAGATATCCGTTGACGATTCCCAAGAAGCCAGTGCGGTAACCGTCTTCTGCTTTCCCAACAGGGATGGTCGGGTGGTCGGCTAGGGCCTGATTGCAGGATGGGCGATGAGAGACCAAGGCCCGCATGAATTCCGGGTCAGAGGCCAGCACTTCGTTCAAAAAGGCTGCAAGATCATCAGTCTGTGACGGTCCTTTTTTCGGCGGGATCAACATGACGGTTTCTCCAAAAAAGACGGTTGGGGGGATGGGGATCAGAGACGGATACAGGGGAGAAAATCCTGTCAGTCTCTTCACCGTCCCCCCGGCGCCGTGGGGCGGCTTAGGCGCTCTGGCCGGTTTCGGCCGGAGCGGGTTCGGGGAGCTTTTGGAGGGCGCGTTGCAGGATTTCCATTTCCTTCTTCACGCCGCACTTTTTGTCGATCGCAAAGGCGCTGCGGAAAGCTTCAAGGGCGGCGCGCTTGGCGGCTTCCGGGCCACCGGCGGGGCCGTCAGGGTTATCCGCCTTCGAGATACGCAGATAGCGGAAACCGATGGCCTTGCGCAGCTTGGCGGCCACAACGTCGTAAATGTCGTAGGGCTGAACCATGGTGAAGACATCACTGAGGACGTCCAGCGGGAAATCCTGATCGAGGGCGTCGGCCTTAAGCGCCGCTTCCGCGACCTCTTCGGCCAGGAAGGTGGGAACGCCACGCGTAAAGGGCTGTGGCAGTTGAAGGCCGAAGCGCAACACATGGGCGGCAATCTGGAAGGCGCGCGACCAGTACTGGAGATCGAGGCTCCAGATCATCATGGTGACGACGATATCGTCCTGCACCGCCTGGCCGGTCTTTTCGCCGGCATCCAGTACCGCGTCCACATGGTCCTGATAAAAATCGAACATGCCGCGCTTGGCTTCGATCTTCTTTTCGGTCGAACCGATATCCTTGAGTTGGCGGCGATGCTCGATCAACTGGACCATCAGGAGGTTGTAGGATTGAGCGGCTTCGCCATCTTCCGGGTGCGGCGGCGCGACGACGGCGCCGGCGGCTGCGGCGGCCGCGCCGGCGGCCAAGGCAATGGCGGCGGCATGATGGCGTTGAAGGTGTCTTTGGGCGGGACTTAGGGCCATGAGTTTTCTCCGGTTATAAAAATGGCGGCGTCTCAGGTATGCGAGACGCCGCCGGCACACTGCTCGCGGGGGGTATTCGGGATTATTCTTCTTCGGCGACCGGTTCGATATTCTCGATCAGACAGCCATGTTCCAGGTCCTCGATTACATAGTCGAGGTTATCCGACTGGTAGTCTTCGAGGCGGGCGCGGCGCGGATTGTCGATGATGTGGCGGCGGTGCTTGCCTTCCTGGGCGTAGATCGACAGGTTGTCCGGGCGGGTGATGAAGATTTTGCCGGTCGGGAAGTACGGCACCGCCATCGCCTGCAGGCCGCCCAGGCGCTTGGTGGACATGATCACGTCCGTGGCCAAGGTGTTCTGGGCATCCTGATCCTTGTTGATCAGCGGGAAGTACTTGTCATGCAACAGGTCGGTGTTGCAGATCGCCACCAGGCCGGTGTCATCCCTCGCCCAGGTCGGCAGGAGGGTGTTCTTGGCGTCATAGACCAGCGAATCGAGGCTGGTGTAATCGCCGCCCACGCCATAGTAGATATGGCCCGCCGCAGCGCCGCCGGTCATGACGCGGGTGGCGTTCTGCTCACGCATCTTTTGCAGCCAGCCCTTGTTGACATCCTGCAGGAGCGGATGGGTGGCGCGGTTGGTCGGCTTGGCGATCGAGACGCCATTCCAGCCGACCATGATCAGATCGAGGGCGATGCGGCGGGCGATCAGGGCAGCCCAACGCACCTGGAAATCAGGGAACTTGGCCCACTGATCGAGCTTCGCCCACAGGATGGCGACATCGAATTCCGTAAATTGCAGGTTGTACAGGCGTTCGTCGAGTTCGGTGGGGTCACCGCCCAGGCGGTCGGTCGTGTCCGTGTTGGTGCGACCGGCAATCGTGCTGTTGATACCCATGCCGACCAGCGACCCGGACATTTCGGCGACCATGATCATGTTGACCAGCTGCAGGAAGGCGCTTGATTCCTGAACCTTTTCCCACAGCTTTTGCTGGATAGTCGGTACCACGGTGAAGTCGTTTTTGACGTCACTGTCCGTGACGCCGTTCAGTCGCGCAACGTGGGACACGTAGGCATTTACAAGGGCGCGGGTTTCGTTGCGCATGGGTGACAGGTTCCTTTGGTTGCGGTCGGGACGGCAGGTGCAGGCGGGGACAGTGGTTAGTAGTCAGCCAACTGGCTGGCGCCGCCGGGATTGGTCGGGCGGGCGGTGTAGGCGGTGGATTCGGTGGTTTCGAGCTGGGTTTTCAGCGTCGTGAAATCCTGTCTCAGTACGTCCACCTGCGTTTGCCCCGCCTTCTGGTTGGCCTCGATCAACTCATGAAGCTTGGTGAAGCCGTCCGTGACCGATTTGGCTAAAGCGGTGTAATCCTGGGCCGGGGCGGGTGCGGGGGGAGGCGTTACAACCGGTGCGGCGACCGAAGCCGGGGCTGGGGCGGCGAACAGGGTCTTGAAGAAATCAGCGAGGCCGGCGCGCACCTTCGAGGCTTCGTCCTGCGCCAAGCTGGCCTCGGTATATTCCAGCTTCAGTTCCTGAGGCTCGGAAATCATGTTGCCATAGGCCTTGGCGTGGGCCGTGAAATGCAGGCGCTCGGTGCCGAGCGAGGCCGGCGAATCCGTGAAAGCCAGGCCGCCCAGATAGGCCTTGCCGGTGCCCGCGAAATCGGAGGTGATCTCGATTGACGAAAACACCTTTTGGTCCTGCTTATTCAGGCCGACGAACGCGTCATTGACGTCCATTTCAGCCAGCAAGGCGGTGCGCTTTTCCATTTTCCCGCCCACGTTCAGTTCGATGGGTTCGGTTTTCAGCGCCAGAACGTCGCCGCCGGTCTGGAAAGGCGGTTGGCCAGTGATGCCGCGATAGTGTTCGAGGTTGATCCGGGCGGTATAGGTGATCGGATTATAGGTGGCGGCCATCTGCTCAAGCGCAGCCGGATCGATGTTGCGGCCGTCGATGGTGGGGCCGGAGGTGGCGACGCGGACGAATTTGGTTTTGGCCATGAAGGCGGCTCCTGAGTGGGCGGGCGCAGGTGCGCGATATGCAAGGCTCAACCGTGGTGCGGAGCGGGGGAAAAACAATCTGACGCGGTTGTCACAAGCCTTGTGACAACCAGCACCGCTCTTTAGGGCTTGCGCCGCCGCGTACCTTGGCCCGCATGAGCGAAGAGGCGGAAAATCCTGTGCCGTTCGATCCGAGGCGCCATGCCCGGACGCTCTATTGGTGCGGCTGGTCGGTGACCCAGATTTCCGACGAAACGGGCATTGCACGCACCACAATTCAGAGCTGGAAAGATCGCGGCGGCTGGGATGACGTGGCGCCCGTCGATCAGTCGCAGCATGTGCTTTCGGCGCGTTTCAACATGCTCGTGATGAAGGGCCACAAGTCCGGTCACGACATGAAGGAAATCGACCTGCTGGGGCGTCAGATGACGACGCTGGCCCGCGTTCGCCGCTTTGAGGGCGAGGGCGGACATGCCGGTGACCTCAATGAAAAGGTGGCCAATCGCAACGCCAAACCTAAGAAACGGGCTGTTCCCAACCAGATCGACCGTGAGGCGCTGGCGAAGCTTAAGGCCGCTTTGGAAGCGGAAAGCTATCCGTTTCAGTCGCTGTGGTACAGCGTCAGCCATCAACGCATCCGGTTTATCCTGAAATCACGCCAGATCGGTGCAACCTTCCATTTTGCGCATGAACGCCTGATCAGGGCGCTGGAAACCGGCAACAACCAGATTTTCATTTCGGCCAGCCGCAACCAGGCGCTTGCCTTCCGCAACTACATCATCAAGTTCGCGGCGCGGTATGCCGGGGTCAGGCTCAAAGGCAACCCCATTATCATCGATCGGGGAGAAGACGAGGACGGCAACATACTGGAGCCGGTCGAGCTGCACTTCCTGGGCACGAACTATCGGACGGCACAGTCCTATTCGGGCGACGTGATCCTTGACGAGGTGTTCTGGATTTACGGTTTCGAGCAGCTCTATACCGTGGCTTCCGGCATGGCCACGCACAAGCGCTTCACAACGACGCTGTTTTCGACACCTTCGACGATCCACCATGAAGCCTATGCCATGTGGTCGGGCGAAAAGTTCAATCGCCGCCGCAGCAAGTCTCAACGCGTCAAGATCGATACCAGCCACAAGACCCTGAAACATGGTGAGGTGGGCGGCGACAAAATCTGGCGCAACATCGTCACCCTGCAGGACGCGATCGATAGCGGCTTCGACATGGTGGATGCCGATGAGCTGCGCGCGGAAAAGAGCGTTGAGGAATTCGCCAATCTCTATGAATGCCAGTTCGTTGACGATTCCGCGTCCACCTTCCCAATGGCGCTTGTCAGGCCCTGCATGGTCGAAGCGGATATGGCCTGGCGTGATTTCAGACCGTTCACGGCGCGGCCGGCGGGCGATCAGGAAGTTTGGCTGGGTTATGATCCCAACGAAAGCGACGAGGGCGACAATGCGGCCCTGATTGCCGTTATTCCACCGAAGACGGCCAAGGGCAAATTCCGGGTTATCGAAAAAATCCAAATTCGCGGCCTGAATTTCACAGCCCAGGCAAAGCTGATCCAGCAATGGACGCAAAAATATCGCGTGACTGAAATCGGGATCGATACCACTGGTGTCGGGGCGGCCGTCTGGCAGAACGTCATCACCTTCTTCCCGCGCGCCCGCCAGATTCGCTACGACCCGACCGTCAAGAGCCTGATGGTTCACAAGGCCAAGAGCGTCTTCAATGACCGGCGTATCGAATTCGATATCTCTTGGACGGACCTAGCCCTGTCGCTGATGTCCATTCACCCCCAACTGACCAAGGACCAGCGCCAACTCACCTTTGTCGCCCGCCGTTCGGCCGAAACCGGACATGCCGACCTGGCCTGGGCGCTTTTGCATGCCCTCTTCTTTGAACCGCTCGACGGGGCTGACACAAGCCGCCGTTCGACTGTGGAGTTTTTCGGATGACCAAGAATTCTAAGGCGTTTACCTTCGGCAATGATCCCGGCGCGGGAAATGCACGCGCTGGTGACGCCAGCATTACCGCCTTCACGTTCGGGGACGCGGAAAGCGTTCTCGATCGCCGCGACCTGCTGGATTATGTCGAGTGCTATCAAAACGGCAAATGGTATGAACCGCCGATCAACCTGCGTTCACTTGCCCGCGTTCTGAACGCCGGGTCTCACCATCGATCGGCGCTCGGTATCAAAAAGAACCTGCTGGCCACGACCTTCCAGCCGTCGCCCCGGCTCAACCGTGCGGAGTTCACGAAATTCGCGTTCGACTTCCTTGTCATGGGGAATGGTTATCTGGAGCGCATCGATAACCGGCTGGGCCAACCGCTCAGACTGGAGCGCAGCCTTGCCCTTTACACCCGTCGCGGCGTCGAAGCGGGTTCCTACTTTTTCCTGCGCGACGACGCCGGCCGGTACGACCCGCACGAATACCGCAAGGGGACCGTGTTCCACCTCATGGAAGACGACGTAAGCCAGGAGCTATATGGCCTGCCTGAGTATTTGTCGGCCCTGCAATCGATCTTCCTCAACGAGGCCGCGACCCTTTTCCGCCGCCGCTACTATATCAACGGCGCCCATGCCGGTTTTGTATTTTACCTGTCGGAACCGACGATGAACGATGAGGACGTAGAGGATATCCGCCAGCAGCTTAGAGGGGCCAAGGGCGTCGGCAACTTCAAGAACCTGTTCATTCATGCCTCTGCAGGGAAGAAAGACGGCGTTCAGATCATGCCGATTGCCGACGTGGCTGCGAAGGATGAATTCACGGGCGTCAAAAACACCAGCCGCGACGATGTGCTGGCCGCGCACCGTGTGCCGCCCCAGCTGCTGGGCGTGGTGCCGCAGACCGCCGGTGGCTTTGGCGACGTGCAAAAGGCCGCGGTCATCTTCTTCAAAAACGAGATCGAGCCGTTGCAAATGCGCATGCTCGAAATCAACGACTGGCTGGGCGTCGAGGCCGTCCGGTTCAACCCGTACGACGTGAGCATGGGCCTGCCGGTGTCATCGGGGGCAGAAAGCGGGGGCAGGGGGTAAGCCCTGCCAGCAACCGAATTGGTCGCATACCCGCGCCTGTGCTTGGCGACGGAACGTTTAGCGAACATTTTACGGAGTTCAAACCTCATGGATAGTTTATCCCCCGTTTTGCCAATCCGGCCGGTGGCGCCCTATATTGGCGGCAAGAAAGCCCTGGCCAAGCGCCTCAATGCGCGGATCGCCGCCGTGTCTCATGACACCTATGCCGAAGTGTTCGTTGGCATGGGCGGGGTCTTTTTGCGCCGCGACCGGCGGCCGAAAGCCGAAGTTATCAATGATTTCAGTCATGACGTGGCGAATTTTTTCCGGGTGGTGCGCCACCATTACCAGGCTTTTATGAACCTGCTCGATTTTCAGATCACCAGCCGGGACGAATTCGAGCGCCTGAAGGCGACAGATCCGGACACGCTGACCGACATGCAGCGGGCGGCGCGTTTCCTCTATCTCCAGTGCCTGGCTTTCGGCGGTAAGGTGGCCGGCCGAAACTTCGGGGTATCTGTCGGACGGCCGGGGCGGTTCAACGTCAACAAACTGGCGGCGGACCTGGCCGATTTGAACGAACGACTGGCCGCCGTTGTGATCGAGCGGCTGGACTGGTCGGAATTCATCCGGCGCTATGACCGGAAGGGCACCTTGTTTTATCTCGACCCGCCTTATTTCGGCTGCGAGGGAGACTACGGGCGCGACCTGTTCGACCGGTCGCAATTCGTGGCCATGGCCGGGCAACTGCGCCGGATCGAAGGGCGGTTCATCCTTAGTCTGAACGACACGCCGGAAGTGAGGGAGATTTTCGCCGGTTTCAATTTTGAGGCGGTAGGGGTGCGCTACACCGTGTCGGGCGGGGGAAACGCATCAATGGCGAAAGAGGTCATCATCAGCAATTAAGCCGCTGAACCGGCATAAGAAATGCCCCGCATAATAATTGGTTGCGGGGCATTTTTCTTCTTGTCTTGCCACATAATATGTGGCAAGGTGTCTTTGTTGACGGGGAATTGGCCCCGGCAACATTCTCGGAGAAAGCGCATGGACTTAACCTTGCACTTCTCTGACGACACCGCCCTTAAGGTGATTGGTTACGGACTGGTACTCCTAGCCATAGCCTTGAGAAAGCGGAAGTAGTTAGAGGCCGGGGGGTGGGAAACCACCCTCCGGTTTCCGAAGAATATATCGAAAGGACAGCGTATGCAAGAGTTGACGCCTGAGGACATCAAGGCCGCCCGGTACCAGACGGGTTTGTCACAGCGCGCCTTCGCGGATGCGCTGTCCATATCGAGACGGACGGTCGAGGATTGGGAGAAGGGGATTAACAAGCCGCCTCCCTATTTCCGACTAGCCATAGCGGCCATGATTGCCAACCTGCCACCCTGGCAGGGCGGCGCGTAAGTCGCCCGTTACCACTGAACCCGCTCCCGCAAGGGGGCGGGTTTTTCTTGCGTATTGACTTTTGCGAATGGAACAAAATATGAACATCGAATGCGCACCCGGCCACCTTCTGCGATCCTGATAGACCCGATCGAGGGCAAGGCCAGCTATGTACCGATCCTTCAAGGCATCCGGCCTGAGCATTTCTTTGGGAGGCACCTGCGCGCCCGGAGTTTCAAATATACCCGTATGCAGGCGCTGGGGCTGGAGTGGTGCGGTGACACCATCGTGACTATCGACCGGCTGAACCATGACGCCGCCTATCTGATCCGGGGGACGTGGCAACTCTTCGGGTTCGGCTTCGAGGGCAGGGCGCTGATTTTGCGTATGACGACCGACGGGATAGCCGGGGCGGGATGCCGCCTGCAGGACCTCAAGCACTAATATACTCACCGACGTGCGGGCCATAGGCGGCCCCAAGAGCGGCAAGAACGTCTCACGGCCTATGGGCCGGCCACGCCTCGTCGCGCCCGTGGGGGAGGCGCGGAGGGGCGGAGAGGGGCAAAAACCGCCGCGCCAGCCCCGGAGCGCCGCGCTCGTCCCCACGCCTCGCCTGCTCGCTTTATATGTCGCTTTTGACGCGACCGGCCGACCTTGACGCAGCGTTTCAGAACAAGCATTAGAGAGGGGTTTCAGGCGTCCGATCCGTGACGCAATATGACGCAGCCAGAGGCCCTTTTTTCGGGCCGCCAGCGCTCGACGGCCGGATTAATTCGGCGGGCAAAATCTCAGCTTTGCCAGTTCCTTGTCGGGAAAAGTCTTACATTCCTCACCAAAGATAAACACGCTTTCAAAGCGCAATGAAAATGTCCGAAATATCAGGGGCTTATTTCAATTTATGATGTGATATTGCGGATATCACCTGACCTTACATTTTTAGGTCAATTTTCTTACATCATTGATTTTATAACGTTTTCTAACTCACAAAAATGAGAAATCCTTGTCCTTACTTGGTAATGAATATGTTAGATTTTAATTAGATGAATTATCTTTATTTTTCAGTGACGTAAGGAAGGTAAGATTTTTCCCGATAACACCCGCGACTTTTAAAGCTTTATAGTGTCGAACCTTTATAAGGTGCTGAATTCATTTAATCGTCTCGTCTTGAATTCGTGTGCGTTGTGCCGCGCGTCGATCGAGCCGCGCCGGCCGGGGTGAGCCAGGGCCTCGAACTCGACCGTAAAGCATGGGGGGATAATGAGGCTGCCATGTGTGGCCTTTACAGGGGTAGATAGGTAAGGCGCTGAAAAAGCCGGTAAAAATCCCTGACTCTTAATCAGCGGGTCCACGGTTCGAGTCCGTGCCCACCCACCAATCTTCCTTCCACCAGCGTCCGGTGGACATTGAAAAATTCTTTAAAATATGGTAGTTTAGCACTCATGACGTTCGTGAGTGTACGGCCTTATTCGCCCGTATCCGGGAGAATTTGGGGTCACGCAGAGGGTCACGGCCTAAAACTGCAAAATGGTGACCCCAATGAGCATGACAGACTCGTCCATCCGAGCCGCAAAGCCTGAGGAAAAACAATACAAACTCTACGATGCCGGCGGGCTTTTTATAATTGTCCGTCCGTCAGGACAGAAATTGTGGCGTTTTAAATATCGCTTCAACGACAAAGAGCAGCAGCTCACGGTTGGAACATACCCAATCGTCGGGCTGAAAGAGGCGCGAGCAAAGAGGGATGACGCAAAGCGTCTGCTTGTTGACGGTATCGATCCAGGTGCCGATAAAAAACGCAAGGCCGTCGCCGCTGCTATTCAGGCAAATAATACTTTCTCGGCTGTCGCCCGTGAATTTTTGGACAAGTTGGACAAAGAGGGAGGTGCAAAGTCGACGAAGATTCGAAATGAACGATGTATCAAGCAACTTGACGCCGATCTGGGTAAACGCCCCGTCGCAGAGGTCGAGCCTTATGAGGTTCTGGCAGCGCTAAAGAAATTCGAACGGCGTGGTATCTACGAGACGGCGAAGCGTCTGAGGGCCTTCGCCTCCCATGTTTTTAGATACGCCATTGTGACAGGCCGGGCACGTCACAATCCAGCGGCGGATATTGGTGAGGCGCTGGTCAGTCCAAAGCGCAAACATCTCGCCGCGATCATTGAGCCAAAGGCACTCGGTGATTTGCTGCGTTCAATCGAAACTTTCGACAAGTACATGACTACGACGCTGGCGCTACGTCTTACGCCGCACCTCTTCGTCCGGCCAGGAGAGTTGAGGCACATGGAATGGGCGGAGTTGGACTTTGACGCGAAGGTATGGCGTATTCCGGCCGAGAAAATGAAAATGAGAAACGAGCATGTTGTTCCGCTGTCCCGGCAGACATTAGAGATTTTGCACGAGGCCCAAGCCCTTTCAGGGCACAGCAAGTACGTTTTTCCGTCGATACGGACTGGCCTCAGGCCAATGAGTGAAAACACGGTCAATGTTGCACTTCGGCGTTTGGGGTACACTGGTGACGAGATGACGGCACATGGCTTTCGCAGCACCGCCAGCACATTGCTGAATGAGTGCGGCCTGTGGTCGTCTGACGCTATTGAGCGTGCTCTCGCTCATAAAGGGAACGACAGGATCAGAGCGATATATCACCGAGGCACACATTGGGACGAACGTGTCCGCATGGCCCAGTGGTGGTCAAATTATCTCGACCACCTGCGGGACGGGGCCGAAATTCTCCCGTTCAGTCGTGATAACCGAACCGGCGGCTGACTTCCAATACTCGGTGCGACGTGGCGCGAGCTATTTTTTCGCACATAGTGCGACAAGCTCGGCGACAATTTCATCCGTAGTCATAATCGCCGTATTAAGAGCTACCTTATCGGCCAGGGTGGGACTCTGAGCGGCCACTTCGTCTTTGGATATTTTATGCCAGATTGGCAAAATTCTGGACTTTCCCGCCATTTCTAATTGAACAAGGCCATCCAGTTCTTTCTGAGGCCATTCCTTTTTGAAAAAACTTTCCGACAGTACAACAATACCGAAACTTGAACGAGCAAGGCCCTTATCGATATTGCGACGCAGGCCGTCGCCCCATTTCAAGGAAAACTCATCGTACCAGACTTTGATGTTTGCCTCGGCCAGTTTTTCCGCCAGGGGGCGCACGAAGCTATCTTTATCTTCGGAAGCGTGGCTGACGAATACGTCGTAGGTCTCATCGGACTCCGAAGTCGCTATTCGTGATGGCGCGTGGAATGCTGTTGATTGTTCGCGGATTTTTCTTTCCATATCTTTGATCTGACGGTCACGCTGGTCGTGCAGCTTTTTTTCTTCCGCCGCAATTCGTTTACGTTCCCGCTCTTCCTCGCGGCTGAGGTCTGTCTGATAGCGGTTCAGATCGCTCTGTTTCCCGGCCAGTCTTTTAGCCAGGTCCGCTCGCTTTTTCTGTACGGTGGTGATATCGTTGGCGGCCCGCTCGGCATCCCGTAATTTCGAGGTCATAGTCGAAACGCTTTTGGTCGTCCGGGCGTCCGCCGTCGCTCTGGCCATCTTTTGGGTTAAATCGGCCTCTTTTTTTGCTTCCTGCGCGTCTTTGTTGCGAAGGTCAGCGATATCATTTTGAACGCGAACAACATAACTGCGGGCCGTCGATATGGACAC